CAACACTTTGGCCTTAACGACAGAAGATTGTAAATCATCATGATAGCGTTTAGCACCATCATGAATGAAAAAATAATCGTCAAAAAGATCTTTAATCCCGTCATAACCCTCTGACTCATAGTACTTAACCCTCTCTCTCATAACATCAAACAAAAATTGTACTTGTTTGAGAGAAAAAGAAGGTTCAACTAACCTAGTCTTAGGAAATGTTGGGACCGATTCGTGCACTATAGTTGCCCATATTGCACAATGGAGGTCATTATTGACGTCTCTTCGAGATGTCGATTGAAATTCAAAGTTTTGCCAAGTATCTCCACATTTGACCCCTGAAGCACCAGTCCAAGTTGGAATGTGCGAAGGGCCAGAATGGGAAAAAACTGGATCTAATATCTCGGGTTTCCGAGATTTAATTTGATACTCTTTGACAGCACCAATATAATTGCCTGAAGCAGCCTGGGCGTGTCCACGAATGGACAGGCCTTCAGCAACCTCATTCAACAATAATTCAGTGTATCCGAGCATTTCAAGATAAGAATCGCGTATATATAATAGATTGTTCATTCTATTTATTTTAAAGCCTACCTCCTTCCGATGAATATGAGAACCTTTTGGGTCAGAAGGGAAAAAACTAAACCCTCCAATGTGCGATGCAGATTGGCTATATATAGGCGTATCGAAACAAGTCTCGAGTCCAAGAACTATATTGGCCGCAGAGCACCGCCCATCTCGTATATCCATTAACTTAGCAATATCCGTTTCATTTGATAGTTGATCATGGTAGTTAGTTAACAACCAACGTGAATAATTTTTTAAAAAAATTTGAACAATTTTTTTCTCATCAGACTGCCCGAGGGCGGTAAGATCAAAAAAAGTTGTCAAAGAAGCTACTATGACATCAGGTGATTTACTTTTAAGCATTTGGGTAATAGAAGTAGTTAACTTCTCTAGTCGAGGCTTAGGAACCCAGGCACCATAAGACGGATTCCATTGTGCAGTAGAGCCCAAAAACTCCAACCCCTCAAGAGAAGTGGAAATTTTGAAAGCTTTCTCCTTCACGGTAAGGCGAAGAAGAGCATAGGTTTCTCGTACAAATATTTCAAATTCCTTTTGATCAAAACCATCAGGAAACCAAAATGTCTTATTTAACGTACCCAGGATATCATCACCATATAAAGATTTGACCACATTACGTAGTATTTCTTGGTAGGTGAGAATTCTCCCAAATTGCTTAATTCCGAGTCGAAGATAAAGGTAAAAACAGATTCTTGTATGTGACCAACAGTTGTCAAC